CCAGCCTATCGGCGGCCGGCATCGCATCCGGCGAGCAGATGACCAAGGTCCTCAAGACCGTGGCCGACACCGCGCAAATCTCGGGCCGATCACTCACCGACATCGGCACCATCTTCGGATCCGTCGCCGCACGAGGCAAACTCCAAGGCGACGACATGCTCCAACTGATGAGCTCCGGCGTGCCCGTCCTCCAAATGCTCGCCAAACACCTCAACACCACCTCCGAAGACGTGTCCGACATGGTCTCGAAAGGCAAAATCGACTTCCAGACCTTCGCCGACGCCATGCAGGAAGGGTTGGGTGGAGCCGCATTGGCTGCCGGCGACACGTTCAGCGGCGCTTTGGCGAACGTGAAGGCCGCTCTCAGCCGATTGGGCGAAGGCCCCGGCAAGCTGGCGCTCGAATCGTTGCGCAAGACGTTCAACGCGGCCATTCCGGCCGTGGACGCGCTCTCAAGCCAGCTCACACCGTTCGTGGAGCAGTTGAACGGCAAGCTCACCCCGTATGTGGACAGGGCCGTCAAGCTCATCGAGCAATTCAGCCAGGGGTTGCAGGACGGCAGCATCACCGTTCAAGACATCGTCGGCAGTCTCGGCCAATTGGCCGGAGCGTTCACGTTGTTCGCCGGGGTCGGCGGCAACGTGGACAAGATCACCAACGTGTTCGACACGCTCGGCAAACTCGGCGACGGCGGGATCGGCCAGCTCACCGGAAAGCTCAAGCAGATGCCCGGCCAGCTCCAGTCGAGCCTGACGGGCCTGCAGCAGTTCAAATCGTATTTCAACAAGGATATCCGCGACGCTCTCGCCGTGGACGGCGACCCGTTCGCGTCGGCCGTCAACCGCATCCGGCAGGGCGCGGACAAGCTCACGGGCCCGTTCAGACTGCTCGGCGCGAAGATCGCAGGCTCCGATGTGGGCCAGTCGGTCGCCGGAGTGGCGGACAGGCTGGGTGTCGGATTCGGAAAGCTCACCAGCGCATTCGATTCGAACATCAAGGTGCTGGGCTCCAAAGTCGGCAACGGCTTCGGCGGCATATTCTCCAAGATCTCGGACAGCAAGCTCGTATCCGGACTGTCATCGGTGGCCGGCAAGGCGAAATCCGCCATGAGTCCGGTCGTATCCGGATTGGGTGACGTGTTCGGTGGCATCGGCGACATCGTGGGTCCGAAACTGCAGGCCGGATTGGGCAAGATCGGCTCCCTGTTCGGCTCGTTCTTCAGCCCCGGCAATTTCATGAAGTACATGGGCATAGCCGGCATCATTGCCGCGTTGGTCGCGGGTCTCGGCATGCTGGACCAGAGCATGCAGGGGCAGTTGTTCGCGATGATAGGCCAGCTGTCCGCGCAACTGCCGACACTGCTGCAGCAGCTGAACATGCAGATCACCGCCAGCCTGCCGGCCATGCTCGCGCAGGGCGCGGCCATCCTCACCGCGCTGATGAACGCGATCAGCACGAACGCACCCCAGCTGATGACCACCGCCGTGCTCATCGTCACCACATTGGTCAACGGGCTGGCCTCGCAACTGCCTACGCTGCTGCCGGCCGCGCTCAACATGATCATGGCGCTCGTCTCCGGATTGGCATCCAACGTCGGACAGCTGCTCAACAGCGGCATGCAGCTCCTCCTCGGCCTCGTGCAGGGCCTCATGAACGCGCTGCCGCAGCTCATCGCGCAGGCACCCACCATCATCGGCAACCTCGCCAGTTCGATAGCCGCGAACCTGCCGCAGATCCTGCAGACGGGCGTGCAGATCCTCGTCACCCTGGCCAACGGCCTGGCCAGCGCCATACCGCAGCTGATCGGTAAGATCCCGGCCATCGTGAAAAGCATCTGGGACGCTTTCACGTCGGTGAACTGGGGCAGCGTCGGCATGAACATCATCAAGGGTATCGCCAGCGGCGTCGCCTCGGCGGCCGGCACCCTCGTCAACGCGGCCGTCAACGCCGCCAAGGACGCGCTCAACTGGGTCAAGGACAAGCTCGGCATCCATTCGCCGTCACGCGTGTTCCGTGACGAGGTCGGCGTGATGATCGGCCGGGGCATGGCCGAAGGCATCGACCGCAGCCAGGAAGTCGTCAACCGGAGCCTCGGCGAACTCGCCGATGGGCTCACGTTGGACGGCTACACGTTCGGCATGCCCACCCCCGTGATGAGCCTGCCGGCCAACGCCTGCCAGATGGTCAACGGCACGCAGTCGAACCAGCAGGGCATGCAATCCCAGTTGGACGAGCTGCTGGCCGAGGTGAAGGCGTTCCACGAGGATATGCCGTTCATTCTGCAACAGTTGGGCATCAACATCGACGGGCGGGAATTCGGAAGGGCGGTGCGACGCTATGCAAAGGCTTGAGTACGTGTGTTCCACCGGCGGCTCGATCTCGTTCGAAGGCCCCATCTACGGGGAGACGATGCCATCGTTGAGAGGACGCGCGTGGACGTACACGCTCGGCGCGCGCACCCTTACCGGTGTGGCGTGGCAGGCCCGTGAACTCACGCTTACGGTGAAGGCCGTGGACGGCGAAACCCAATTGGACCGGCTGCGCATGCTCACCGACCATGACGTGCTCGCGCACTCCAGGGACTCCACGATATCGGGCCTGCTGCGCGTGGACGACGTGTGGGAGTGCAGGGCGCTCATCACCAAAAGCGAACCGCAATCCATCACGCCGCGCATCATCGAAACCCAATTGACCGTGACCCAATTGGGCATGTGGCGACGCAGCCTGCCGACCGTCACCTATGCGCCCAGCGACCCCGACGCCTACCAGTATCTCGATCACCCGTATGACATGGACTACGATTACGGGCCGCCATCCGCCCCACCGGTGATAGCCGTGGACGGGTTGGACCCGATGCCGTTCCGCATGACCATATACGGGCCCTGCTCGAATCCGACCGTCACGATCGGCGGCAACCAGTACCGGATCACTGGCGATATCCCGGGCGGGGCGCGTGTCGAGGTCGTCGCCGTGGAGGGTGAGAAGTCGGTCACGTTCGTCACGGCCGCCGGCGACCGCATCAACTGGTTCTCCCATGCGGTGCGCGGCGCGGGCCTTGATTCCGGCAGCTACGTCTTCCAGCCGTTGCCGGCGGGCCGCGTCGAAGTGAGCTGGCCGGGAGGCTACACGTTCGAGCTCACGCCCGTCGAGGAGAGGAGCGAACCACCGTGGTCAGCCTCATAGTCACCGACGCGGAGCACAAGCCGTTGCGCGCGGTGGACGACTACACGCTTGATTTCGCCTACGGCAGCGATGAGAATTCGTTCAAACTCACCTGCCTGCCGCAGCCGGAGGCCGGCGCGTTCGTCATGATCGACGGCACCGAATACGGCGGGTTGGTGACCGTGCGCAACACGGACGGCAGCGTGGAGGGCCCCACCTGGCATGGCCTGCTCTCACGCCGCATCCTCCAACCCGATCGGGGGCAGGATTACCTCACGGTTTCCGGCGCTGCCGGCGATGTGCTCAACATGTTGTTCAAACGCATCGGATTGGATGCGCTGTTCACCGCGTCCGCCTGGCACGCGGTCACCATCAACCCGTATTCGTTCGACCGGTATACGGACGCGTACACGGGCATCCGGAGGATGCTCTCCGCCAACAATGCGAAACTCCGTCTCATCTGGGCAGACGGGCGTGTGAACGCGTATGCGCTGCCCGCCGAACACTACGGGGACAGCATCGACAGTGATCTGGTCGAATTCAAGGCCTCGCTCGATAGCCAGCCGGTGAACCATCTCATCGGATTGGGCACCGGGGAACTCAAAGACCGTGCGGTCGTCCACTGGTACGCGGATGTCAACGGCAACGTGAGCCAAACCCAATCATTGACCGGATTGGCGGAACGTCAGGCCGTCTACGACTATTCCAACGCGAGACCCGACGAGCTGAACACCGAGACCAGGAAGAAGCTCATCGAACTGCAATCACAGGGCGGCGTCGAGGTCACCATAACAGACAACACGTTGAGCATGGACGTTGGCGACACGGTCACCGGCCGTGACAACCGGCTCGGCATCACGCTCACCGTGCCCGTGGCCAAGAAGATCGTGAAATCATCCGGCGGCATCCTGTCCGTGGACTACGAGTGCGGCACCGCGTCAGGCGATACGACGAGCCTCAGCGGCTCGGCGGAATCCAACGGCTCCACCGGTTCGGGCGGCTCCGGCGCGTACTACGCGGACGGGGTCACCATCACCATGCGCAACAACACGTTCAGCGCGGTCGTCACCCCTTCGCGCGTGGACGACGTGGAGAAAACAGCCAAGGACGCCTACACGCTCGCCTCGAACTATTCGGCCGAAATCGGCAAGGCACAGCAGGATTCCATCGCCGCCATCGCCGCGGCAGCCATGAACGTGGCTTCGATAACCACGGCCACGCCATTGTCCGCGAGCAGGAACGGCCAGGCCGTGCACATCACGGCAACGGAGGCCACGGCCGAAGGATCCGGGCTCATGAGCGCCGCGGACAAGCGGAAACTCGACGGATTGGAGAACTACGCGCTTCCGGCCGCCACCATTGCCACGTTGGGTGGAGTCAGACCTGACGGCAGCACCATCACCGTCAATGAGGATGGCGTCATCACCGCGCACGCCACATCGACCGGCAACGGAATCCTGTTCCCGGTCGGCTACGTGGTCATAAACACCACCGGCTCGGATCCGGCGAATGATTTCGGCGGCGTCTGGGAGGAACGGCCCTCCCTGGGCGCGCACATGTGGGAAAGGACGGGATGACACATGAAGACACTGGGCCGTACATGCCTGCTCGAGGCGAACCTCATCCTCGTGGCCGGCGTCACCAACACCTATCGCCTCAGATGGCTGCGCAGGGTCACCGACAAAAACGGGGTCACGGTCGTCAGACCCATGGACCTGACCGGGTGGACGCCCCACATGCAGGTCCGCCGCGACGGGCTCACCGTCATCGACCTCGCCCCCTACACGCTCCTGGACACGGACGGGACCATCACCATCCGCGTCCCGGACGAGGCCACGCAAGGCCTGCCCGCGGGCGCGGGCGCGTGGGACCTGCTCCTCGAAGACCCCTCGGGCGACGTGACCCGCCTGGCCGCCGGGTCCGCGCTTGTCGAAACCACCGTGAGCGACACCGAAAGGAGTCCGCATTGATCCGCGCATTGGACGGCTGCTCGTGCGACGAGGGGCCGGTAATCATCCTCGAGGACGCGATCATCGGCGACGTGAGCATCGTCTACGCCACCGACGCGGACATCGACAACCTGTTCCCAACACCAACCACAGATAAGGAGGAACACGATGGCTAACACCAGCAAGGTCATCGACCTGGACCGGCTCGCCCGGTTCAAAGCAAAGCAGGACGCGGCCAACGACGCCAAGTTCGCACTCAAGGGCGAAGGCGGCTCGATCGCCACGGCCGACAAGGCGGGCATCGTCAAGCCCGGCGGCGATTTCGACATCACCGAGGACGGCACCATCAGCCTGTACAAGGCGATGGGCATCAACTCGCTCACCGTTTCCCCATCGCAGGCGGAACGCGGTTCGACGGTCGCGGACGTGACCGTCGCATGGAGCCTGTCCAAGACGCCGAAATCGCTCACCCTGGACGACAAGGCGCAGGACACGGCATCCAAGGGCACGACACTCTCCGGCGTGAACCTCAAAGCGAGCAAGACGTACACGCTCAAGGCCACCGACGCGCGAAACGCCGTCGCCACCCGCACCGCCGACGTCGCTTTCCGCGACAAGCGCCACTGGTGGGTCGCCGTCAGCCTCGACGCGGCGGGGGGGACCGACCAGATCATCAACC